CATTCGCTACGCCAAGTCTGGTAACTGGTGGGAGACCGCAGGCCACAGAGCACTGGCCAACAACAGCGCGGTGTACGACGTCAAGCCAACCGTTGGCACGTTCTTGGAAGAGTGGACGTCGCTGTATAACAGCCACTCAGGCGAGCGCGGTATTTTCAACCGTGAGGCCGCCAAGGCCGCGGTGGCCAAGTACGGCAAGCGTGACCCCAACTACGAGTTTGGCACAAACCCCTGCAGTGAGATCATCCTGCGCCCTTACCAGTTCTGTAACCTAACAGAGGTGATGGTGCGTCCGGAGGACACACTGGAGAGCCTAAAGCAGAAGGTGCGCATGGCGGCCATTTTAGGCACCATACAGGCCACGTTCACACACTTCCCATACCTGCGTAAGGTCTGGCAACGCAACACCGAAGAAGAGCGTTTGTTGGGTGTGTCGTTAACCGGCATCTATGACCACAAGGTCACGAGCAACCCAGACGGCGCCGCGTTGTGGTTGCCCCAGTTGCGCTTGGTTGCTGAAGAGGCTAACGCCGAGTACGCCGACCTGCTTGGTATCCCGCGCTCAACAGCCATTACAGCCGTTAAGCCAAGTGGTACTGTGAGCCAGTTGACAGACACGGCAAGCGGCATTCACCCACGCCATTCACCCTACTACGTCCGCCGCGTGCGCGGTGACATGAAGGACCCGCTGTCTCAGTTCTTGGTTGCCCAAGGTATCCCCAACGAGCCGTGCGTGATGAAGCCCAATAATACTATTGTATTCAGCTTCCCACAGAAGGCGCCAGAGGGTTTGACCACACGCGACGACATTGACGCGATTGACCACTTGGGCCTGTGGCTGACGTATCAGCGCCACTGGTGCGAGCACAAGCCCTCTGTGACCATCTCGGTCAAAGAGAGCGAGTGGCCTAAGGTAGGCGCGTTTGTTTGGGACCACTTTGACGAGATGTCAGGCGTGTCGTTCTTGCCCCACGACGGCGGCACGTACAGACAGGCCCCCTACGAGGAGTGCACCAAGGAAGAGTACGACACACTGTTGGCGCAAATGCCAACAATCGAGTGGGCGCAATTTTCCGAAAACAAGGATAATGTAGAAGGCGCCCAAATGCTTGCCTGCGTGGCCGGCGTCTGTGAAATTTAAGGAGATATTATGAGAGACAAATTGTTAGCACTTTGTGAAAAACTGCTTGGGTTTTTTACCATGGCCATAGGAGGGGTAGCTATAGCCTACATGACTTTTGTTTTTGTAGGCCTGTGGGCGCACCTGCACATGTACGCACTGAGCGGGTACAAATGAGCAAGCCAGATGTAGTTAATAAACCCCCTCACTACACTGAGCATCCGTCAGGTATTGAATGTATCCAAGTTACTGAACACATGGGATTTAACTTGGGTAACGCAATTAAATACATCTGGCGCTGTGACTTGAAGAAGGATGCCATTGAAGACTTGAAGAAGGCTAAATGGTACATTGAACGCGAAATTGATAGACGCACAAAATCTATGTTATAGTTGGAGCGTGTTTCATGGTGAGTCCTTGGTTGGACTTTTAAGCAGGGAGGGAAACTTCCCTGCTCTTTTTTAACGCAGATTCGTCTGCATGCCTTAGGAGCAGTTATGTCAGTTCTTTCAATCGACTTCGAGACCCGTAGCAGGGTCGATCTCAAGGTCCACGGCCTTGATGTTTATTCATCCTCCCCCACAACAGAAATCATTTGCCTCGCCGCGGGTTTTACCACGGATGACATACAGGTCTGGACGCCAGATCAGGTACCGCAGTGGGTATTAGACCATGCGGCGAATGGCGGCCTAATCGCCGCATGGAATGCGTCGTTTGAGCACCACATTTGGAACCGCGTAGGCACCCGCTTTGGGTGGCCTGAGATCCAGTGGGAGCAACTTATTGACTCCATGGCCATAGCGGCCGCAAACAACATACCCCAAGACTTGGACACGGCCGGCGCGGTCATGCAGGCTGACGTCCAAAAAGACAAGCGCGGCAAGAAGCTTATTCAACTACTGAGCAAGCCCAAGCGCGACGGCACGTTCAGCGAGGACCCAGTGCTCGTGGCCGAGATGCTTGAGTATTGCAAACGCGACGTGCAAACAGAGTTAGCTATTGTCAGTAAGTTACGAAAACTGTCACCATCCGAGCAGTCTGTTTGGGTGGTTACGCAGAAAATCAACCAACGCGGTGTTCCAGTGGACCCTGTTGAGTTGAACAACGTGATCAACTTGGTGGACCACGAGATGGAACACATCAACGAAGAAGTTACGCGGTTGACTGACGGCATTAGTGTTTCTCAACGAGGACGATTGCTTGAGTGGTTTCATTGGAATGATTTGACACTGCTAGATATGCAAGCTGAGACGATTGAAAAAGAAGCAAAGAAAATCCACGAAAACCCAAAGGTTAACAGGGTGCTCCAGTTGCGCTCTGAGGGGTCCAAAACGTCTGTAACTAAGTTTAACAAAATGGCCGACGTGCAGGTGGATGGGCGCATTCGTAATGGATTGGTGTATCACGGCGCCTCCACGGGCCGTTGGGCCAGTCGGGGTATCAACCTGCAGAACATCGCGCGCCCTGCGCTGTGGATGAAGGACCAAGACATTGCAGACGCGGTGCAAATTGGTCTGGAGCACGGTGGCTACTTGGCCATGAAGGAGCGCTTTGGTGACCGCGTGATGGACGCGTGCTCGTCGATTGTGCGCAACGCCATCAAGGCGCCAGAGGGGTACACCTTTGTGGACGCTGACCTGTCGTCGATCGAGAACAGGGTGGCGTCGTGGATTGCCGGCCAGAATGACAAGGTGGAGTTGTTCCGCCAAGGTCTGGACGAGTATAAAACGTTTGCGTCAACAAGCCTGTACAAGGTGCGCTACGAGGAAGTGACCAAGGACATGCGTCAGGTCAGCAAGTCTGCTGTGCTCGGTTGCATGTTTGGGCAGGGCGCAAAGGGCCTTGTGGCCTACGCTGAAGGCATGGGGGTGATGTTGGACTTAGGACAGGCAGAAAACGCCGTGAACGCGTACAGGCTGTCTTACGCCAAGGTGAAGAATTGTTGGTTCCTGATGGGCCAAGCGGCCATCGACGCGATAAAGGAGCCGGGGAGTGTGTTTAAAGCCGGCAAGGTGGCGCTTAAAGTGGCTAGAGGCGCCTTGTGGATGCAACTACCCAGTGGACGTTTAATTTGTTGGCAAGCCCCTGAGGTCGTTCAGGAGCACACGCCATGGGGTAAGTTGGCTGATGTGGTGTACGTCACCAGTCAGAACACTTTCACCCGCAAGTGGGGACGCAACAAACTGATTGGGTCTAGCATCTTCCAGTCCGCCGTTCAGGGAACCGCAAGAGATTTTCTTGCCGAGGCTTCGCTTGAACTGGAGGGTAAAGGCGTGTCGGTGATTAACCTGATCCATGATGAAATTCTTTCGTTATGCCGTGTAGAAGACGCGAAACAAACTGAAGAATTGGTGATGAAGTCATTGACCACACCACCAAGTTGGGCGGGAGATTTCCCGCTTGCGGCAGAGTCTTGGATCGACACACGCTACCGCAAATAAGTGCTACGGAGGGGGCAGTTTGGTAGCCGCTCTTCTCCTCCTAGCTTATAAGTGCGTCAATCCACCCTTGGCGTAGTTCACGCCGTACTTGGTTTTAAGCCGTGGGTCTTTCCACGATGTTTTCTCTACGTCACGGGCCAGCACCAGCGGTCCGGCCTGAATCTTTTCGGCCGCGCTGAACACGGGTTGCATGTCGGCCTTGTCGTAGAATTGTGAACCGCGGTATGGGTTCATGCCAATCTGGCGCCATGTGGGGTCTTTCAAGGCCTCTGCAAGCATCCTGCGGACCTCTTCGTCCTTGGTTGTCTGTTGGTTGCCCATCATCATAGCAAACGGGCCCTTGCCCGAACCCTCTTCAACCGACAAGGGGGTCAACGCTTGCTCTCTGGTTCCAAGGCCGACTCGCACGGCCTTGTTGGGATCAGACTGAAACTCCACGTCTTTTAAATGGCCTGTGTGGCCGTAGCCAATAGGCTTGCCCGCAGGGTCGTGCATTGTGTCAACGTAGGTGCCGTAGCGCTCGTACGCGGGGATGTCAAGGCGATTGCCTACGCGCATGCCCTCTGGCACTTGCAGGTTCAACCCCAGAATGCCCTTGTCGGCTTTGTTCTTGTCCAGTGCAGACACGATGTCAATGTTTGAGTGCGCGGCAGGCACCTCAGTCAACGGGCGAATTGGCCTGCGCTCGTTCATAATGCGCAGGTAGTCGGCCTGTGATATTTTGCCTGTCATGTACGCTTCAAGCGCTTGGGCCAGTTGAGGGTCTTGCTGTTGCTTGAACGGCTTTGCGTTGGCCTTGCGCCACGCTTCAACCTTTTCAGGTGTTAGCTTGAGAATGTCGTACGCTGACTCAGCAAGTCGCGTCAAACCGCCCACCTTGCCACCCTTGTCGTAGTGTTGTACACCAGTCAGGCCACCCTCTGCAAACGCACTGGACTGCAGATCTTTAATCCACTCTTCAGTGATCAACTGACGTGGGTACACGCGCTCTGAAGAACCTGTAGGCTTATAGCCCAGAGTGTGCTCAAAGTAGCCGGGTTGTTTAAGTTCACCAGACTTCTTAGGCATTGTGTTGCCGGTGTCTGCACGCCATTGCTTTTGAAAGTCACGCAAAGACAATTCAGACGGCACGGGTTGATAAGTTACATTGAGGTCTTCGCCGTGTAACATCCAAGGGTACGCTCTATTCAAGTCAGCGCGTGGAAGGGGTTCTACTTCACCAGACAGTTTGAACGCACGAGGCCCCATGGCAAATGAAGGAGCCCCTTGTGTAAGGGGATCACGCATTTCATCCAGTATGTTTTGATAATCAAAAATTTGTTTTTTAGTTCTGCCTAAACCTTCAGCGCCAAATGCGTGGTTTGCAATCGCTTTACGCGTGTCAAACGTGTCGCCGTATTTTTTAAGAAGGTCTTGATCAAGAACGTTAAAGTCAGAAATAGGGTCAAACTTTTGTTTAGCGATGCCTGTGTTCAAACCGCCTGTTTGCATGTACTGGTTAATTTCAGCCACGCGTTCAGGCGAGTATTTGTGCAGGTTTTTGTTGTGCTGTTTTAAAAGCTCATCGTACACAATCTGATTAGATTGGTGCATATTCTCTGAACCAATCAGTGGTGCAAAGATCTGGCGCTCTGTTCCGCCGTAACGAGGGTCTTTAGCCAAATTGGCAATGCCTGTTGCGGTGGCTTTTTGACCAGAGCCCCATGCACGATTAGCGTATTCCGGACGCGCCAAAGAGTTGGCACTAAAGCTGGTGCCACCAACACCTGCCATACGATCTGATTGTGTTGGCACAAAGTACTGACCAAGATAGTTCTGCGCCCAGTCGGACAGTTTGCCTACCTTTTGACTACCGAGTTGCCACGCCGCTTTACCTGCGCCGGCACGACCGCCGGACTGGAAGTGTTCAACGGCGGGTAGACCGCCGTCGGACTTTTTTATTGCACCACCCTCTTTATATTTGACTGGTTCGCCTGTCGGTTGCAACACAGACTTGGTTTGGTCTTCTGTTTTGAACATGTCATACAAATACTGAAGCCCTGCGCCAGCCGCGCTTGTTGCGGCCCCAAGCAGTTTTGCTTTGGGGTTAGATGAAAACGTAGCACCCGCGCCCGCGGCGCTTAGGCCGGCCAAAGCGGCACCGCCATAGTCACCTTGTGCGGCGCGCTGAGACATGTCATTTGCTTGCGCGGCGGCCATACCACCTGCAAGGGTGTTGGCCATACGACCACCGGTGGTACCAAAGTTAACCGGCTTATTTGCAACAGGTAAACCGCCTGTGGGGGCAGGTGAAGGAACGGGAGGAGGCAAAATTTTTGAGCCACTGCCAACCGTATTAGGAAGCGCAATAAGTGAATCAGGGCCAGAAGGTGCCATGTTAGGAAACATGGACTGTGCTTTTTTAAGTCTTGCGCGTGCGGCAGGCTCTTCAGCACCAGCGGCCGCTTGACTAGGTTGTGCAAATAGCGGTTGTGCTAACAAAGGGTCGTGTTGGTTTGCAATCCAAGAGTCTTTACCTGAACCAAACACAACAGGTTTACTTACGTTAGCTTGCGCTTGTGACTGTGTTTCTTTTGCAAATTTATCTAAAGCAAGCTGAAGTTTCATTTGGTCCGTGCGCTTTTTGCTCATCGGTTTGTCAGGACCAAATGCGTACCCTGCCATAGCACCGGCACCAGCCATTCCAACGTCAGAGATGTCACGCTGACGACCAAAACCTTGTGCAGGTGCTGTG